TATCAGCACAATGTATCTTAACAAGAGCATAACACTTCTTCCATGCTTCAAGATCCTTGAACCTATCATCTTGGTACAAGTGATCAGCACCGCCTTGACCATCATTATGCACTTGAGCAAAAGGTTTGCCCTCCACATATAAGGTTGCCTCGTAACAAAATGTCTCGTGACTAGCGAACTCTGAATGTTTGATATTCTTTAATTCTATCTTCATGATTTACCTCGTTTGTTTAATTAAACGTATACATTATATATACATACTACCTACATAATGATGGGATCTCATGTTGTCAAGCACCTCGAACCTTGGGCCTGTGATTACATGATTACACTATAAGGGTTTTGACTGGAGAAATAAAAAACAAAACTGAAAAAACCAAAAAAAATGTAATCATTGTAATCATGGTATCAAAACATACCTTTGATACCTTATTTATATAGAGCGAGGTGAGTACGTTTGTGAGTAGAGATTTCGAAATGATTACAAAATAACGTAATCATTTGACCATACGAGGCTATTAGAGGTGTTTTCTTGTGATAAATTCTTTCGAAATACCCTATAAAAAGGCTATATATGGACAAATATCGGCTAAAAGTGTAATCATTTGTAATCATTTTGTAATCAGGGAGACGTGAATGCCGTCAATAAAGAAAAAAGTAGAGGAATCTTTTGATAAAACCTTAACCAATAGGCAGATGACCTTCTCTAAATTTATAGTAGATGGCCTCTACTCTAACGCAGAAGCGGCAAGGAAATCAGGATACAGTTCTAATGTTGCCAAGACTACAGCAAGTAGGCTCTTGAATGGTGTGGATTATCCTCATGTTGTCTCGTACATCTCAGAACTTAGGGAGGAGCGTGTCCGCAGATATGGTGTTACCACCATAGGTCAGCTTCAACGACTGTCTGAACTCTCAAAGGGGGCAGAGGATAGTAATCAATTCTCAGCGGCAATTAACGCTGAGAAGATAAGGTCAGCCTTGGGAGGTCTGACGATCGATCGTCGTGAGAATATCAACACTCTTGATCAGCTATCTAGAGATGACATTGTTGCTCGTTTATCTGACCTACAAAAGAAATATCCCCAAGCATTTGTAATCGATGGAAACTATAAGGACGTGACAGATAATGGCAAACGAAGCGAGGCTCTGGAAGCGGATAAAAGAAAACTTACCGAAGAAGTCGTTCGCTCAGAGGATTGAGACCTCTACAGGTTTGGGAGTGCCTGATTTATTTTTGCTCTTAGAGGGCAACCTTGCCACATGGATTGAACTCAAGGTGACCAAAGCAAACGCGGTGCGCGTCAGTGCCTCTCAGGTGGCGTGGCACGCCTCATATTGTGCTCGTGGAGGTAAAAGTTTTTACTTGGTACAAGGTGCCTCTCCCTCCGACCTATATTTGTTTGGGGGGGATCAAGGTGCTGAACTGATGGATCGGGGTCTGGTTTGCGGTGGCTCCAGGTTCGAGGACCTTGGCTCTTTGTTTCAGGCCTTGCGCCTTGCGCTTCTCTCTAAATAAAAAAAGGATCTTGCGCCTTGCGCGTCTTGCGCCCTCTTTAAAATAAAAAAACGCCAGAGAAAAGAAGTTTAACTTTCTTTTCTCTGGCGAGTTGTCCCAGGCGGATCATGACATCCGCCCAGGCGAGGCGTTTAATCCTTAGTAACTTTTCCAAAGAATTTATCTTTTGGAATGTTGACCCATCGTAAAAGTTTTTGAGTTTTTTTAGAAACGGGTTTTTTACTCTTAATAATATATCTGTCTTCGTTATAATAATAATACATTTTTAATGCTCCACTATTGCTATAGATTTTTTGCTGTTGCTAGTCAAACCGCTACAAAGTTGACACTTGACGCATTGGACGCGACGACCGGCTTCTTTACTTGCCGGGCAAAGTATCTCGTTTGTAGGGTCGATATCGTCAAGCGCATCTATAACTCTAAATGTTCGCGCTCGTTTTGCCCAATGTGCTTGCGCTTGTGCTAATGTATCGGCACTTTGCATCGTGATATCTGGACGAAATCCAGACTGGTGCGAGTATGCGAGATGTGAGACGCATTCTGTGAGTAGTTCGTCCCATATGTGAGACGGGACGGCGGCGGGATCTCCGTAAGTACCGAGCCTTACAACTCTATCCTTACCTAATCCAACTTGGTTTTCTTGATTTGCAGCCATTGGGTAAACTCCGCGCTTGTATGCTTTATAAACTATTGTCGGACCTTGACCCAAGTTAACGTAGCACGTCCGATTTTTTGCTTGCTTGCGTTCTGGGTCGCTTGTTACTTCGCCTCTAAACTTACAATCACCACATATAGAAAAGTCTTGCCCCGTTTTGCTTGCTTCAAGTGGTGAGATATCGGAGCGCATAATATAAGTTTGTAAAACCTTACCCGTTTTTGTGTTCTTATCGCTATATGTGGCGATTGCGACGATTGGAAGCCCGTCAAGTAAGGACGGACCTTGGTATATAATTCCAGCTCTTAGTTGTTTAGTCATGATTTACCTCGTTTTGTTTAATTAATGTATGTCTATTGTATATGTTTAACGCACATATACAAGCGGATAGTTAATTTAATTTTGTACCAGGCTAAAGCCTGGTTGGAATTCTTGCGCCTTGCGCCTCTCTTTATTTTTTAAAGCCTTGCGCCTTGCGCCTCTCTCTATTTTTTTAAAAGATCTTAACCTGGTGTGGGTTAGTAGGTGGTTATATAACCACCTACGCTTAGACCGAATGCGATATACATTACAGTTATAAGGATGATGAACAGCAAGGCCGCCCCTATGAGATCTCTAATCACGATTTTTCCCCCAGTCCCTTGCCATAGTATGTAAGTGGATCCACTGTAAAGCGGCCTGTTTCATCTAGTGTGGGGTCTGTAATCCAGACCCCATTAAATAGAAAACCTTGTTCTTTATCTTTAATCATTTTAACTCCTAACTAATACTATCTGTTGTCGTATATACCAGAACACCAATTATAAATGTTTTCAGAAAAAACTCCCTTTTGTTCAAGAGCCTTACTCATTCTATCTATCTGATCATATGCTTCGTAACTTTCGTTAAAGAATTGGGCTAGGTCTCCACCATCATAGACGACGATTAATTCGGAGTTCTCACCGTACTCCTCCCATCTCTCGCTCCACTCTTGGGGAGAGTAAAAAGTTTTGCACCCTCCAGTATTTAAGCCACGCTTTTTAGCAAATGCTCGTATAGCCTTGGCGGCTTTTAACCCTAGCTTGGAGAGACCCTCTGGTATCTCAAATTGGGTATCAAATGTTAAAGGTAAGTTTGTCATGATTAGTTCCTCTTTGTTGGAAGCATGATTGCTTCGGAATGGAGAGGCTGTTCACCTCTCCTAACCGAAACTATCAAGCCATCGCCACATATTCCTTTGCGATTTGTCTTTGCAACTCTTTCATCTCATAGATCTCATCTTGCATCTTAGAGATCTTATTCCTCATGTCATCGAACAGGTCATCGATGAAGTCATCATCTATCTGAGTAGCTGTCAGTTCAACTGGCTGACATCTTGGGTCATAGTGCACTAGGCTGTGAAGTCTTCGGGTTGCATATTGGTTCGTCATGATTAGTACCTCTCTGTTGGAAGCATGATTGCTTCAGAATGGAGCGACCTAAGTCGCTCCTAACTGAAACTATCCTTTCATATAGTATGAGCCTGTAGGGATCATGACTTCCTCAATGCCATTGTCCCTTTGATATTCAATAGAGGGACATACTTGCTGAACCCTTTCTTGAATGTGAAGAGCTACAGTTTCTTTAGAATGTAGCTTCTTAAAGTTAGTTAGGTTAGTAACGTAACCTTTACTCTTATGTTGACCAATCACATCATCGGCTAGGCTCTGCTTAATTAGAGCTGTCTTCACTGAGCTTAGTCCCTTAATGATATCCGCAATTACTTCAATCTGTTGGACAGCGTTAAGAGCGTGATACTCTGGAGAGCTTATAACATCATGGTAAGTTTTAATAGGATCTAACATTGTATGTAACCTTTCTAGTTTAATTAAAATAATAAGCTAATGCTTATGTTTATAATATGGGTGTTATACATACGAATTACAAGTACCTAACGTAAATAAATATCTGGCCTTGTCTCTTGTCCCTTGTCCCTTGCCTTAGTCGTTAGGGGTTACTGATCCAACCCGACCCCGACATTGCTCCAACACCTTGACCCCATCCCCCCTATATAAAGTACCTGTCTTCTATATAATTACCTTGTAATCAAGGTAATCTAGATTCATTCGAGGATAATTCCATTGGCCGCCCTTTTTATAACCAGGACCAAGGTCCGAGGTAAAAGGCCCCACAAATTATTACTGGGGTATTTTCATTTGGGTTTTTGTGTATTAAGCTATTGACATGGGTTAATTAAAATTGATCCACGGGCCGGGCATTGTTCCTCCCATAATGTCTAGAGCCATTTGGCGCACCGC